GAAAAGCGTACGAAGGAACATCGCAACCTTCTGCCCTTCAGGAATTATGGATAGGGCTTTCTCTATAATCTCCTGTGCAAATGCAAATGGAGGATTCGTAACGATAGCTCCATTCCATTCCGTGATACTAGGTGATAGGAAGTTTACTCCTCCTTGCCCATATCCTCTATCAATAAGGTCGGTCGACTTCACATCATATCCATGCGATTCAAAAACTTTCGACAGGTGCCCTTGCCCACAACAAGGTTCCCATATCGGCCCATCGAACTTCTCCAATCGCATTAGCCATTCGCCGGCCTCCGGGTGTGAAGCATAGAAGTCTTCGTTTTGCCGTTCGCCCTTGCTATGGTTGGAAGCTCCAACAGTTACGAACACGGAATGTGTGTCGCCACTCCAGTCCTTTTTGGGCTTATCCTCTATCGGATTCCCGAAGAGGTCGTATTGCACGATGTCACTCAACTACTATTCCTCCTGCGGTATCCCTAGATATTCATGGCAATACGCAGAACCATTTTCTCTTCTAAGCATATCTGCCTCTCTATAGAAATCTTCTCCGAGCATATCTCTCTCCATGTCAATATAGCACGGCTCGAAGAAGTGCATTCCGTTGTATGGGCTTTTCTTCTTGTTGATTGATACAAACTGGTTTATCCAATGGCTCTTCCGGAGCGGCGGATTGAAGGTGCTGATGATTATTGGGTTCTCTCTAAGCGGCAATGCCCATAAAAGTTCCTTGTACATCTCTTCAGATTCCAGTTGATCCGCCTCCTCTATCCATATTATCCGAGCAGGGATAGCCTTAGTCTTCTCCTGCAACCAGTCGAGTCCGTTCTCCAACCCATAGAACCGTATCGCCCTGCAGCCATAGTTTATCTGCACAGGGTTAGATAGACTATGGCAAAGCTCATCCTCTATCCCAAGTTGTTTTGCAGTAAACTCCAACTGGGCAAAGCATGAATCCTTCAAGTCTCTCCCATGCTTGCGAATGCAGATTCCCCATGCATCGAGTTCATTGATTCCTTTCAGCATCATCCCTGCGGCAATAGAGGACTTGCAACACCCCCTTCCGCCATAGATGAACATTTCACATCTTTCGGCAATATTCGTATGCGGCTCTTCAATGAAACTGTTAAAGCAGGTGACCGCATTCTTGATTTCAGTTGCCCTTGGCGGTATGATTTTGGTTAGTAGCATTTCACTCTCCTTTGCGATTTCCCTTGGTGAGAAGAACAAATGGCTGGAACATCGTAGCAAGACACGGAGTTGATTCTTCGTTCAACATGATTCCGCATCCGCACTTCCCATTTTTCCAGTTGTTTCCGCACCTATCGAGAACAGAAGTTGCTTTTTTCCTCATGATTTCGCTCTCTACTATTTTCTTACGCTTCTTCACTTGAATCAAAGTTGGAAGGTTGTCTCCCCCACAAGCTCCCGCTAGGAGAGAACCTGAACACTCATGCCAGAAGTGATTTCCAAAGCGAATAGTAATACCTATTTGCCCATAGTAAGAACCTTCCTTTAGTCTTCTTACCTCTTCTCTCTCTTTGTCTGTAAGAAGGTTCATGCGGTTCTCCTACTTATAGCAACAGCATGATGATGTGCCGCCTGCAGTGTAGGGCTAGGGTCTCCATCTTCTCCTATGCCAAATGTCTGCCTATCGCCTTTCCCGCCATATTTACCTATAACCATTGAATTGATGGGGACACACACAACATGAACATCATGACCATGCATCGAGTTTATTGTCGGACATGAGCCGTCTTGTGAAACGACATTATTCCCCTTGCTCCCTTGAAAGTTTAGTACGATAGGAGTGCTAGGCTTTATCTTTTTTATCGTAAGAGCACCTGCACAATTTCTCCCATGTGAGCAGGTAAGCGTCTTGCTAACTTCCTTATCCAATGCCATGTCATAAGAGGCCACAGGATCCATACCATAAGACTTCACGATGAATGGGCGATTGTTGCCGCTCATCCCGGCAGCGGCATTTATCGTTGGGGCACACTCCTCCATGAACCCTCTAGTAACGCAATGGTCTTGTGGACTAGAAAAGCAGGTAACTACAAGAGGGTTGTTATTGGACGGACCAAGATTGTGTGTAGCTCCCATACAAGGTGCTACATCCACCTCTCTAATGTCGGAAGTTGTCTGGTGGTTGCTATAGAACTTCCTCTTCTTCCGCTTCATCTTCATCACAACTAGTTTGCGGTCGTAAGCATCTTCGCCATTTGGCGTGCTAGGCCCTGTCTTGATTCCGTCCCTTGCACATAGTGTACCTGCAAAATCAAGAGGGAAAAGCAATGAGTATTTGCCCTTGTCAATCATCCGTAGAAGTCCTCATCCGCTTTTTTCTTCTTCGCAGCCGCATCCTCCTCATCGACATCTTCCATCTCATCGTATGCGCACTGCATAATCAAATCCCCAACTTCTTTACGCGCTTTTACCGCCCATGCATGAACCTTCTTATCCCTTTGTGCCCGAGAAAGTTTCTCCACAGTTGAAAGAGAGTTTCGATATAGATCCAGAATTACTAGTCTTGGGATTTCCATTCTACCTCTTCCTCCTCTTATTTATGCAGACGTACGTTGTCTGGTGAGTCCCAGGTTCTGCGGAGACGCATCCTGCAACATCTCCTAGCATTCTAACCTCTTCCCTAGTGTTCTGTGCAAAAGCATTAACCTTCTTTCTCGGCTCACACACAATCAAAGCATGTGCTTTCCCCGCATTCTGCATAATCGTAGGCGACACATCATTTGACAGAACCTGCATCACCTGACCGCCCTGATCATCAAGAAATATGCGCTCCCCATTCATGGTCTATGATTTCCCCCTAACAATGCATACAGAAGCATCGTGGCATCCAGCAGACAATGCTTGTGCTATGTCCTTGCTCCAAGGCTTTGCGCTCTTGTCGCTCTGCTTGTACTTGAAACCAAAGACTATTGTAGCAACCTGATGGCATACGGCCACAGTCTGCGCGACCTCCTTTGTGCAGGGGTACATAGACCTATTCTGAGTGTTGATTCCATATGACACAATTTCTTTCATATCCTAAAACACCTGTCCCCGCTATTTACGATTGGTGAAACAGTTAGCCACCAAGGTCTTGCCGTCAATCCGCCATACTTGTTCTGTATCTTAATCTTTGTTTTTCCTCCGTCAACCTTTAGGTATAGATGTTCTCCTTTTGCAGTTATATAGTCAGAAATACTTATCCCATAGTGATAGTTCTGCATCAAAAGTCTCTTAACCCTCTCATACATTCTTTCTGCCATATGTATGTTCGTCACTGTGATATGGTTCAAGTGCAAAATACTAGAACATGTTGCATTTATGTCACCTACCTCATTAGCGATGTCCTCAGATGGAACTTCATGTGCATTATATCCTGTCACTAGCATTTCTTTCTCCTCGCTATTAGGACAACGGCCCTCACATCGCCCATGTTGTCAAAAACATTGAGGGTTGGTGACACTTCGCAGCCAGCCCACCTCTCATTAAGACCATCTACTCCACAGGCTCTAGCAACCTTGACGAACACACTATTGCTCTCTTCCTTTTTTATGGTTTCTTCTGCCATAGATGATTGCTACCATGTGCTGGTCAATAGTATTTAGTGTATACATACAACCTTCGTCTGACAAGCCAAATCCATTGCCGCCAACTCTTTCCTTTGTTGTGTACCTGAACTTCATCTTGTCAGAGTCTATGGCATATACCTTACGGATTGGCGGCTTCTCCATCGCCATCAGAAGCCTCCGTTGCTGCCTTCTCCTCCACGGCTTTCTTGACTTCCTCCGCAGCGAACTTCGCACCTGCGTTTATGAAGTCTTGGCAGATTTCGACAACATCATCCATATACCTATCCCCCATCTTCAACAGCATCATATTCATCGTGAAGAGCCAGTTCTGAAAATCCACAACTGTCTTTCCTATCGCACAAAGTAGCACTAGAAAACCTATCGGAGAGATTATCCATACATAATGCGACAATGTAGTTGCCATAGACATTCCTACAGTAAGACCAGCAACCCATGCAATAGTCCATAGGTCTAAGAACATGACAACCCGATGCCTACGGCTCATGGATATCTGCAACGTCTTTACATTAACCTTGTTGTCCTTTACGGTTATGAGCGGTTCTGGACGTCCATTCTCTCCAAACGTCAAAGTAGTGTCTTTTCTAATCTTGTTGACAACTGATTCATCTTGATTTTCTTCTCTCAATTCTTCTTCCATGACATTCTCCTAATAGACTATCATATCGTCAGTGTTGCACCTTCATAGGTTCATGCATACTTGATTCATATGCCCGAACAACTCGAAATTGAACGACCTAGTTGGCTTCCTCCGCCTTACGAAATTTCCCCTCCTTCTTGGTGGCTATGACATTAGAATCCTGCGTTGTGCCTACGGCGGCATCACCGCTTGCTATGAGCGTTGCCGCCGTCTCGCCTCCACTGACATTTATGACGCCATTCGGGAGATCGGGCATTTGTTCCTTCCCAATCGTGAAGTGTTGTTCTTGCTGCTCTCCAAAGTCTTCTTCGGGTAGTATCGGATTGCCATCCTCATCGACCTCGAAATCATCCCCATCATCATCGTCCTCATCAATATCGCTCTCACCTTCGCTCTTGCGCTTCGGAGGCATGGGAACAATATCGTCGAAGTTGGCAACCTGCGAGATATAGCGCTCAAAGCATACCCTCGCACTTTCCTTCTCTGAAAGATCGCTTTCCTTCTTCTTGGTATCCTTTCCATTGAGCGCAACCCACTTGACGATACTGGCATTCTCGCGAATTGTGCTGATAAGCGCAATATACAAGGCTCTAGGAAGTTCCTTGCCCCTCGTCTCCGCTCTACGGAGTATCCCGAAGCAAGCCCTCCACGAAAGGTTGTACTTCTCATCCGGATTCTCTTCAAGGACATCGCTCAATCCGCAAACAGTCTCATCGTATGCTTCAGGAAGAAGATCGTTGGCCTTGAGCCAATCCTTGTATTGCATCACTACCTCCCAAGCCTTGTATGTCTTGGGAGACAACTGGATTCCACTAGTCCATTCGTGACAATTCATCGTAAGAATCCTGCCGTTGGAAAGAATACCGGCATTCCCGATATTCTCCAATATCTGCGGAGAAATCTTTTCCGCACCTTCCCATTGAAGTTCACCAGA